CTTAATCAAGAAGTCTGATTGATCTCCCCTTCCCTCGGACACGTTCAATCTTTTGTAACTGCTCCAATCTTTTTAGTGAGAGTTGAACTGCCGATAAAGTTTTATGTTTGAAATGTTCTTTGATTTCAATTTGTGAGGGTGCAAACTTTTCTCGTTCCATATATTCTTTTATGAAAGCAAGAACCTTCTGACTAAGTGGTGTAAAATTTTTATCCATTTTTAAAATTCTCAAACTTAGTTGTTAATTCATCGTAGGTTTTTTTGTGCGAATCTTTTAATTGATTCATAACTTTTTCATTTACCTTAAATGCTTTCTCGATAGTTTTAACTTTCTCCTTTTTATCTTTATCAGGATTATTAATTATTACTAACATCAGGTCATTGAATGTAAAAGCGAGTGTTTCCAAAGAGTCATGATGCTTTTCTTTGTCGCCTGGTAGCACTAGCGTGTAGACGGGAGGATTAGACTCGTCAATAACCTTTAATATATCTTGAGTACTAGGAGTCATCTTCCCTTGCTTTTGCTTACTGACGGCTCTCTGTGGGAGATCTTCTACCTCGGTTTCATCTAAAAATCCACCGAGTCCACAAATTGATAGCGTTAATCTTCTTTTTGCTTTTGTTACTGCTTTGAGCATGGCATTACCGAGAGCTTCTCCTCGAAGTCCTTGCACATTTGCGAAACCCATGTCCGCATCTTGTCGTCCAGATCGATCCGATCCTTCCACAATAACTGTCAACAAACCATTATCTATTTTTTGTTCTTTGATTGTAATACTAATCTTATGAAGTGATCGTAATTGATCGGTACAATTTTTAGTTGCATACAAAGTTTGTTTATTATTGAGAACAATGTAATCAAAAGGTTTGGTTAATGGATTGATACCTATACTTTCACACACATTTTTATAATAGATTAATTTATCTTGATCCGACAAGGTTCTAAGATCTCCTTTTAATATTACTTGTTGTAATTGATTTGCTAATTCATTCATTACTTATCTCCTTTACTGTAAGTTTTTCATATTGACTTGCGGGTTTTGCTGGAACAATTCTTTCAACTGTGGCTTTTCGAGTTATTAATTCACAGGCTATTTGTTTCTCTCTGATCTTTACATAACTAGCATTCTCTTGTTTAAGAATAGATTTGATAGCGTTGGCGAGTTGATCTTTTGTAGTTGTCCAGCGTTCTATTTCATCCTTGGCAAGATCATAGTCGTTGGTAAGTTTGGTTAAACCTTTGTCATCATTCGACCAATCAGAATAAACTTTCTCTGTTGATTCAGCTATGACAGGATAAGGCGTACCCTTTTCCACTCTTCGCCAAAAATCTTTGACCCGTTCAACAATTTTTTTCTGTATTTGTTTATCAGATTCAAACACAAACATCTGCATTTTCAAACGAGGACCAAGGTGTCCGATTACACCCCACTTAAATCCTGTTACTAACATCTGTGTTTGCAGTTGTAGAATGTGATCGTAGGTTACATGGTCGTTATAACCTTGAGTTTTTATTTCACACACACCCTCGCCAGATAATGTAAACGTCTTACCCGTTTGCGGATCATCATACTGTATTGGTTCTCCTTCTATTGTTAGTACACCATCAAGCGATGCTGCCATTTTATATTTAGATAAACGATAAGCATCAATGGGTTTGCGAAATGTAACAGAACCAGAATCAGTACACAGACTATCGAGTTGATCGGATACCCAATGGGCGATTCCATCTTCCAGATAGTTACCTCGATCCTTGGCATTTTTATTTTGTTTACTTTCCAAATGTACTATATCTGGATTACACCTTATTTCCATAAACCTATAACGAAGTTGTTCTCTTGTGTTTCCGAAATCGTCTTGTCCAATTACTATCAATGGAACTTTAGATGCACCGACTTCATATCCGTCTTTACTAAATTTATTTTTAGGAGTTGTCATGAGCTACCTCCATAAAGATTGCTGCACATTGATCATCAATGGCACAAGTAAACACAAATAAAAAATAAAAAAAAACAAGCATCAAGACCGCTGAAATAGTTATCTGCAATAGATCTTTCATGCCTGTATCGGTAATAAAATTAAATAGTTGTTTCATATTATCTCCTAGTGAAGTGTTGATATTCTATCTAAAGCTCTCTTAACTGTGGAAGCACTCCAACTACAACCCCTCGCAGTTTTTATGTTACGAACATTTAGATAATTAGCCATGCCAAGTAAGGACTTGGAATGATTCTTTGCATCGTTAAGATGAATCTGAACTTTGGATAAATTATTTATAGCCTTTTGTTTCAGAGCTTCGGTTGCTTTTGCTCTTGCTTTATCCATAGAGTTATGCACACCGAGTTTCGTCATCTTACGATTTGTGGATTTAGTAATGTAATAACCTTTTTCAGCAATAGAAGTTTTCATCTCTAAACATTTTTCTTTTTGCTTGACAGATAAATCTCTTCTGTATTGGTCAGAAAAAATCGCATTGACACCAAACATAACTCTATTTTTATCTTTAGTTATCTCTGGATTATTACACACCACTAAATTAAAATTTTTATTATCTCTAAACTTCATCATGTCATAGTCTAGACGACCTAACCTGGACAAGTCAGCAGCTAGAATCGTTGTGCCTTTTGGTGCAGTTTTAAGAACAGAACCTAGTTTCGGTCTGTCAAGAATAGGCACTCCACCTGAAGTACCTATCTCCTCTACAAACTCCACGTTGTCTGTAATGTTATTACGATTGATGTAATCATTGATGATAAACTTTTGTCTATCAATATCTGATTGGTCATTACTTAATCTTATGTATGCTACTATCATTATGTTTCCTTTCATTTATTAAAATTAGTTCATCCAACCATCGTAATAAGAAACATCTTCAATACCTTGTTCTTTAAGGAAATCCAATGCTACTTGTACTGATTTTTGTGCAGATATGTTACCTTGTACCCAATTACATGGAATAATTGTTCTTTGTTTTGGTGTTCTACATTTAGGAGCTACATACCAAACTTGTAAACCTTTACCGCCTGTACAAGTTCCTTCATCTTTACCACCCTGTCTTTTCCACTCGTCATGCCATTTAAGATGAGCTAACTCTAAGTATTCTCTTACTTCTTCTAGGTCTTTTTTCTTGTAAACAGTAACAGATTTCTCATCGTTACTATAAACTTTCATTTTCTTTGGACCTGTTTTTTTTGAATCATTAATTACGTTTACATCCTTTTTGTTGATATTTATTGGATACCGATTATCATCGTCTAATTCAACTAATATCCAATCAGTTCTTTTATGCCATTTATGTTTGAACACACCAGCATCTATCATTTTGTTACCTAAATCATTCTCTTTTAGAATAGCATCAGTAAATTCTTTATCATTTTGATCACCAGGATTTCGGTTATAAAGAGTAGAAAGAATATGAACCTGTTGATGAGCTTCTAAATAATTTCTAATCAAGTCATTGTTTTTTGTACCACTTATAATTATACAATCGGATGTATCTCCCATACCCCCTTTTGCACAATCACCACTAATTGCTAGTAATCCATATTTATATTCCATTGTTATGTTTCCTTTCTTTTGGCTTCATTGCCATTAGGTAAAAATACCTAGTATCTTATTTATAGTATTATGCTATATAGTTGTCAATAGGGTAGATGTAACATTTTTCATGTTTCCTGTTATGCCTACCTTTTATTGGTGGAAATATAGGGAGAATTGGTTCAGCCACGAGATCTGATTCTCCCTTTTGGTAAGGAGAAAAAGCAATGGAATATATATTTACAATAATCTTGGCACTTAACATAGCCAACCCAGACAATCTAAAGTTTATCAATGCGACAATCGAGAACAATAAAAAGTATGAATGTGAATTTAAATGGAAGGGCATATCGCCTGTCATTGATCGACCCGCTATCACATTATTTGGCTACACCGCCTTCAAACAGGAGTGTAAATGATGCGACAACTTAACATTCGTATTGATGAAAAGACGTACGAAAAACTAAAACACCAATCAAAGACACAGAGAATATCGATGAACAGACTTGTCGATCACTTTGTCAGCGAGGGAATAAAAACCTCGAATGTACTCAAGAAAGTTATAGGTCAATGATCGAACCATTCATTATAACCTTTTGGGTGGAATTGCATGGTCGGTTATATCACAAACGATTGAGCAGATCGTTCAATGATTGTGAAGCAGTAGTAGAAAAATTGTACAAAGAGTTCGAGGACAAGGAAGAAAAATTAATCGCAGTTAAGTGCGATACCTTCATGGATTATCGCCATAAATACGATCTGTTTGGACGACCCAGAGGGGATATATGATGAAGCAAATTATAAATGATCAAGGAATAATTGTGGATGAGCATGGCGTACCCATAAAAGATCATAAGGGAAAAGAAATTTTAGTGCCTTTGGAATACAGATATCACTATCAGATCTATGAGAAAAAGAATGAGTAAGTATAAGAATATCGTTACTACAATCGATAACATTCGGTTTCACTCAAAGAAAGAAGCGAACCGCTACCGAGAGTTATGTTTGCTTAATAAATCTAAAATCATATCCGACCTGGAGCTGCAACCCAACTTTAAAATCACAATCAATAATAAATTTATCTGTAATTACAAGGCGGACTTTGCCTACAAACAGGACGGAGAAGTAGTCTACGAAGATGTAAAAGGATTTAGAACACAAGTCTATAAACTCAAAAAGAAACTTACCGAAGCTCAATACAACGTAACGATTAAAGAAATATGAAACATTATATTCAATGCACAGTGTGTAAACACAAGAAATATTATGAAACAAAAGACCAAATACTTAGTGAACTTCGCATGATCCCCTCTTCCAATCATAGAGTTATCTGCGATCAATGTCATAATGAAGGACGATCACATGGGTAAAGTCATTATGTTTCCAAAACAAATACCCTCTAGAACGGAATATAAGAGTCGTCAGGCAACAAAAGAGGTGCGACATATACATAACTACTCTGGAGAACTTCCTTGCGATACAGAGAAACATCATGAATAGAAATAGTGAAACCTATCAATTATTAGCTACCGAAGCTGTGGAGTTTTTATATTGGTGTATGCATGATCAAAAGTTAAACATCAAACAAATACAAAAAAGATATCTTAAAAAAGAATTTGCTTGTCTGAGCTATGGTGGATTGTTACAACAACTCATCAACGATCATGTCAAAAGCTACGAAGCAATAGCAACCAAAGAACTTAAAGAATCGGATTATGTCTAACCTCGCCATGAATAAACCAACAGATTACGAAGAAAAAAGAAGAAGAAAGATTCTCAGTAACGGAAAGCATGACGTAGTATCTATCTATCAAGGAGGACCATTCACAGTTGTTCCCAGACGAGCATTGAACGATAAACGTATCTGTCGTCATCCCCAAACATACCTGGTGTTATCCGTATTGTGTTCTTGTGCAGATAATTATACAGGAGTCTGTTTTCCGACCTACGAGTACATCGCCAGACAAACACAAAGCAATAAAGGGAATATCTCAAAAGCTATTAATAAACTCATGGATTGGGGATACATCAAACGACTGCGCAAAGGATCACCACTCTATCAAAATGTCAAACATAAATCATCTATCTATAGAATATTATATGATCCATTAGCATCCGATAATGAGGTGAAATCAAACGCTCTCAACAATGATCCTAATCGACAAGTAATAGAACAAAATGAAACAATAAAACACCTGGAGAAACACATGAAAAAAGATGAAAGAAGTTGTTCTAAGGACAACACAAATGTTGTTATAAAGACAACTAAATCTAGACTAATAGAACTAGACTCAGTTAATAATAATAAATATAGCTCTATGTCAAATGAAGTAAATGAAATGGAACTGATGAAGTTATTCAAGGAAGTACATTATGAAATCTATCAATCTCAATTCAGCCCAGATAGAAAAGATTGGGAACAAATGACCAAGATCATGTCCTACAAAATACCAAGTAAGATTCTCATGGAAACAATTAAAAGAGTGTTATTGAAGTTTCAGAATAAGAAACAGAAGCTGCCCACTTATCCTTTAGCGTTGGTACTGAGTATGTTAGATGAGAAGGAGGGAACATCGATGGATATTGTCAAAGACCTTGCAAAGAAACTGAAGAGGATGAAGAGATGAATAAATTTAGCAAACCTAGACTTGACTCTAGAAATGCAAAAAAAAATTATATGCATTACGCTGACTCTACGCTAGAAAAAAAAAGTGTTTGCCTAGCAGTGCGTATAGTGGGGGGTGGGGGTGCGTATAGTAGTAGGGGTATCCCACAAAAATATTTTTCAACTTTTAACCAGGAGCTTTTATGAAAGAAAAAATGAATATCACTTGTCCTCGCAATGGTAAGGACGGGAAAACTATTTGGCATACGATTGGTACTGCTTTTAAAAATGAGAAAACGGGTGGCTGGGATTTGCTATTTAACTCCCTTCCCTTACCTGAGATGAACGATCGGGGGCAGTTAGTAACGAGAGCGATGTTACTTAAACCGAGAGAAAATACGAATGAACAACCTTCGCCAAACTCGCAGAGGTTTCCGAGTGATATGGATTACTAAATGGTGAAACGTGTTCTTCCTAATCTCAAGAACTTTGCTTCTGTTCGTCAGATTAAACGAAGGATCAAGGGTAGTGAAGTTATTTATCAGAATCGAGAAGCGTTAGCGCAAGAGCTGATTAATTTGGGTACTGCGAATATTACGGACATTGTATCTTGGGATAAGGACGAAGAAGGCAAGACGATTACTGAGGTCAAGGACATAAAGGATATACCGAAGTCAGCGTTGGGTGCGATCAAGAGGATTCGTATTTTACAAGATGGCACGTTAGATATTGAGATGATTGATAAGGTGAGAGTGTTGCAGATGTTAGCAAAGTCGGCTGGTTTGTTGGATGCAGAACAAGATGCGGATAAACCAGCGGTGATTGATATTAAGATGGTAGGACCAAAAGATGACAACTAACATACCAGGATTAAAACTTGACTTTAGCAAATCGCCTACGATCTGGAAGTTTCTTAATGACAAAAGCTTTGTAAGGGGACTGATCGGACCTGTCGGTTCTGGGAAATCTTATAGTTGTGCTGCGGAAATTTTCAAAAGAGCGATACAACAAAAACCAAGTCCAAGAGATGGAATAAAATATACTCGGTTTGTTATTGTTAGAAACTCATATCCGATGTTAAAAACCACCACGCTGAAAACGTGGCTTGAGTTATTTCCAGAACATATCTATGGTCCTGTTCATCATTCGCCACCCATAACACACCACATCAAACTTCCCTCCAGAGATGGAGCTGCGGGTATAGATTGCGAAGTTATATTTTTGGCACTCGATCAACCCAAAGACACAAGAAAATTATTATCACTAGAAATTACGGGTGCTTGGATCAACGAATGTAGAGAATTGCCAAAAGCTGTTATTGATGGAACTACTCACAGAGTCGGACGATATCCAAGCAAAGAAGATGGCGGACCAACGTGGCGTGGTGTTATTTTAGATACCAACCCTCCTGACGATGATCATTACATTTATCGTTTATCGGAGAAAGAACCACCGAGAGGAAAGTTTGCCTGGAAATTTTTTAGACAACCGCCAGGCGTATTTGAAGCGAAAGACGTTCCCAAAGAAATGCCTGAAGCTCAAGGATTTGTTTTTGGTGGTGGTAAATGGTGGCAAACTAATCCAAAAGCAGAAAATTTAAATAATCTTCCCGTTGGCTATTACGAACAATTATTAGGCGGAAAGAATCTCGATTGGATTCGTTGTTATGCAGAGGGCAAGTTCACTTACGTTCAAGAAGGCAGACCCGTTACACCAGAGTTTGATGATTCGACCATGACCGAAGATTGTGAAATTTTAGATGGAGTGCCTGTACAAATAGGTCTAGATTTTGGTTTAACACCAGCCGCAGTGTTCGGTCAGCGAGATCATAAAGGTGTATGGAGAATCATTCATGAAATTGTAACTTACGATATGGGATTAGAACGCTTTGCTATTTTACTCAAAGAAGATATAAATCGATTTTTTCCTAAACATGATATTGTCGTATTTGGTGATCCAGCGGGTAGCCAGAGATCAACCTTGAATGAAGATACTTCGTTCGATCATTTAAAAACACATGGCATTATTGCTAAACCCTGTGCGACTAATAATTTTAAAACCAGACGAGAAGCACTCGCCATGCCGATGACCAGATTGATTGATGGTAAACCAGGCTTTAGAATAGATCGTAAATGTGTTCGCTTGAGAAAATCACTAGCGGGTGGTTATCATTTTAAACGAGTGGCAATCGGTGCTGGGCAAGAACGCTTTAAAGATACACCGAATAAAAACGAACATTCGCATATTGGCGATGCGGCTCAGTATTGTTTACTCGGTTCTGAATATCGAACTATGACTAGAGGAAAGTCCAGACAGTTACAACCAATGGTAGCCAAGATAGACTTTGATCCGTTAGCCTGATGTTTACAACCATAGAACTAAATCACGCTTTGCGACTCGATGGAGAGCATAACAAACTTGTTCCGTTTCATTACACCCATTTAAAATTTATGGATTATCGAGAAGCAGAAAAAAAATTGTTTGAAAGTTTTCATGATTATTCAGAACGGATCAAAACCTATCCGATACAAGGATTATCATTCTCTGGTATGGTGGGAAAAAAGATTGTCTGTTGCTTTGGTTTGCTACCCATCTGGGAGGGTGTGTACGAAGCATGGCTAATACCATGTTTGCAAATAGGCGAACATAAATTTAAATTTCATAAAGCAAGTCTTAGATTTTTTAACTACGCTGCCAAGAAACTAAATATTCATAGATTACAGATAAATGTGAGTAGGTATAATTACCTAGCATACAAATGGGCGTTGGCATGTTACTTTCTGGAGGAAGGTATTTTAAAAGAATATGGTCCAGACAAATCGGATTATTTTATGATGAGTCGGTTGTTTGGTAAAACAA